ATATAAACCTGTAAATATTCTTATAGTCTAGTCTGAGTATCTATCTTTAATAGCGTCTGGCAACAGGCAGATAGAAGGACCTAACGTACAAACCTCGCCAGTGGATTCTGGAGTGTAGGGCATTAACGATCTAGAGCACCTAGTAGTTTATGACGTATAGGACGGAAGCATGACTCCCTGAGAACGATACAGTATTCAAGTGGTCCACCAATAAAAGAGAAGAGTGTCAGATGTGCAAGTGGAGTAGCCAAGTGATAGGAAAACAAAATGCAAGTGTTAACATATACCGTAGTATTCAGAGAGAGTAATGAAGCTCCTCAAGAAGAGTTCGTTCGTTATACCAGACAGGCAGCAGAAGCATTTGCTAAGCTTGTACAGGATAATGGCGGCGTAGCTATTGTCGTGGAAGGTTCAGAAGAACATGATGAACACGATGATTTTTCTCACCCTGCTAACAAGCATAATCCTAGAAGGAGTTCACTAGAATGGTAACTAAGAAACAAGCTACTCAAGCATCTATGCTGCATCGTGCAGAAGATATTATCACAGGCGCAAGACAGAATGATTATGGAGATAAGCTCCAGAACTTCTCACAGATTGCTATGCTGTGGCAGGGTACTCTTGCTACGAAACTTGCCCCCGGCAATCTAATTTCCGCAGAAGATGTAGCTCTTTGTATGATGCAAGTTAAAATTGCGCGGCTGGCTAAATCTCCTGATCATAAGGATAGTATCCTTGATATCGCAGGTTACGCTGGCTGCTATGATAAGCTGCAAGAAGAGCGCGCATCTAATGCTGAATTGATTGGCGCAACTGTAGATTACAGGGCTGAATAAGTGTCTAAAACAATCCCCATTCGTCTATCTCACTCAACTCTTGAGACTTTGAATAGCTGTGAGCGTAAGTTCCAGTTAGATAAGCTTCTTGAGGGCGGGACCAGAGATGAGACAGAGCACACTGTCTTTGGTAAGGCGTATGGGGTTGGCGTCGCAGCTTATCTAGTATCTCAAGATAGTGAGAGAGCTATCTTTGAAGCGTGGCTCGCGTATTGGCCTGAGCTTGAGACAGATAAGAAGAACATCTCCCGTCTAGTAGCAGCTTTGGAAGCATCTTTCGTTGAAGCTGATACGCTTCTTATGACCTATGAAGTTGCATCCTTCAAAGATAGGCCTGCTGTTGAACTTTCTTTTAGGCTGAACATAAATGATAACTATTACTTTGTTGGCTACATTGACGTTATTCTTCGTAATCGTTTCACTGGCATATACTACGTTATGGATGCCAAGCATACCGGCCTACAGTTATTTGACTTGGAACCACTGTATAAGCATTCAGGCCAGACACTTGGTTATTCTGTTGCTCTTGATCGCATTGTTGGGAGCGAGCAGTCTTCTTATGGCGTGCTATATTTTGTCGCTCAATTAGGCAAAGAATTCAAAGCAAAGACTCAGGTTCTTACCTTTAACAAGACTCTTCTAGACAGACTTAATTGGTTTGTCACTCTCGGAATGGATGTTAAGCATCTTGAGATGATGTCACAACTTAACATCTATCCCAAGCGTAGTAAAGCTTGTCTGATGTACAACAAACCTTGCAGATACTTCGGTACTTGCCACTTGCATTCTCTTGATAAGCCTAAAGAGCCAGTGGAAGATACAATCGAATATGATTTTGTCTACGATCTGGAAGAGCTTATCGAGGAACATGTACAGAGAATAGATAAACTTGGATTCATACCTGATATTGTAGAAGCTGATGAGAATGGAATAGAGGAGCTAACATGATTGAAGTTAAAGCAATTGCAGATGGAGAAGCTTTCGTTATTCTCGTAGATAGTCCTGAGAGTATCGAAAATTTTAAACAGCTTATCCAAAGAGGGGCTAATCTTTGGCCGGATGCACAGCCTGAAATTAAAGAGTTCGCTGATCTTATCACCAATGGTAGGATTTTTCAAGATTATGGTTCACAAGCAAAGGATAAGATTCACACTTGCGAACATGCAAATACACGGGCGATAAATCCGACTAACGGATATTATTTGTATTGTCTTGATTGCAAAACAGAATTTAATAGGAATTAATATGGACAAAACTAACATTATTCAACTCAAGCTGCGAGATTTCGAATCTCAAATCCTGTACTTCAATGGAATGTACAAGCTTCCTGTTGCGCCTGCGCCGTCAATCTTTTATGAAGCGCAACATACAATGAAGCGATACAATCTAGAAGCGGCTGATAGTCGTGATATGATTACTGATCGTTTGATTAACTTTAAGAAGATCATCAGCGAAGAGATCGAAGAAGTTAACGATATCGCACAATCTATCAAGCTAGGTTTCAAGATGAAGGATGGCATTCTTGTAGAGCCTAAGACAGAGTATACTCCTATGGAATTTCTCACTGATATGGCAGATTGGCTTGGAGATATTCAAGTCTATTGCGCTAGTGAGATGGCACGTTATGGTATTCCTATTAAGGAAACCCTTAGCATCATCATGAGTTCTAATTTTTCTAAACTTGGAGTAGATGGTAAACCTATCTATGATGAACGTGGCAAGGTACAGAAGGGTCCAGGATATTGGAAACCTGAGCCGCAAATTCAAGCCATGCTTGAAGAGAAGGTGGCAGATTATAGTTCGTCTCTTAATGAAGTAAAACCTAACGGCATTGTTTGGAGATAATCATGGTAGATAAAAGCGCATTGACAGAAGAAAACAGTAAGAATCTTTGCGATGAAGTAGGAGATATTCTAAAAACTATTTCGGCTGTTAAAGGTAGAGCATATGCTGAAACTCTTAAGGCCATTTTCGGTCTTTGCAATTTTCATACAGCACTTGAAATAGTAGCTGATGTTATGCAAGAACCTTTCAAAGAACCCTTCACTATGCTGTTGCAGGGGCACGATACGATTGTGAATGACATCATCAGAACGCTAGCAGCGCAACATGTTAAGATCACAGGTGGTCCATTTAATAGTGAACTTGCAGCACGAGAGGCTATCAAGAATTTTTATGACTCGCTGGATAAAGATATTCTCATGCTCTCTAACAAGCAAAAAGAATATCAGGCTTTCGTAATTGATGGAGGTAAAAATGCGGCTTTCTAAAGTAGCTCAGGCTATCGCTACTATTGATACCAATCACAGTGTCCTTTTGTATGGACAGCCCGGTGTTGGTAAGACCAGATTAGCAGGTACGGCCGCCCAGATTGACGAGTTTGATAACATCTATTGGGTTGATCTGGAGAATGGCTCACAGACGCTTCTTAATATGGGCTTGACAGAAGCTCAGATGGATAAGGTTGTTCTTATTAAGATAGCTGATACGCGGGATGAGCCTATCGGTATCGAGACTATGCTTAAGCTTCTCACGTCTAAGACACCTATCAAAGTGTGTGAGGCTCACGGTAAAGTAGACTGTGCAGTCTGTTCTAAAGCGCAACAGCCGTCTATTACCTTTCTTCTTTCTTCTCTCACGCATAGAGATTTGGTAGTCATTGATAGTGGATCACAGCTCGGTGATTCTGCTCTAGCCGCTGCCTGTCTAGGAAAGCCTGGAATGTTCAAGCCTACTTTCGACGAATATGGTATGGTTAACAAGTGGCTTGGCGATTGTATGTCTGTTATCCAACAATGCAAGAATACAAATTTTCTTGTCGTCACGCACGAGATAGCTCTTGAAGATGATGAAGGTAAAGATAAGTTCTTTCCATTGATGGGATCAAAAGCTTTCAGTATGAAGTGTGCTAAGTACTTCGGAACCAGAGTCTATGTCCACAAGAAACTCAACAAACATACGGCGGGTTCAAGTTCTACATATCGTGGTGATGTACTGGCAGCTTCAAGAGTTAACGCAGTCATTGAAAAAGAAGATACCCTTGACCTTCGTGCGATCTTTATTAAGGGAGGTATTCTCAGGCCTAGAACTACTGGACCTGCTCCTACTATTAGCCCTGCTCCCGCCCCTGCTAATACTGATAAGTTACCTATAGTACAGATAGCTGATGCACTCGTCAATAAGGCGGTAACTGATCTTGCGCAGCCAGCTAAGACAATGAGTTTTGCAGAAAGGATGGCGCTTAAAAAGAAACAGTAATATCTTATTTTACACACATCTGAGTTAGTTTATCTCTCTTTATCTTTAAGGAAACAAAATGTCCGAAAAACAAGCTACGATTCTTGACCTTGACAACATGATGGATATGAGCATGGATGCAGTGGAAGACATTGCAGACTTTGTTACCCCACCTGCTGGTAACTATATGCTCAAGATCAGCGACTGCAAGACGGAGAAGTACACTCCTAAGGCTACGGCTGAAGAGAAGAATCCGAAAGAAGGCGCTCGTATCCGTATCACCTATGAAGTGGTTGATACCATCGAATGTGAAGGCCTACCAGTTAAGAATGGTTCGCTGTTCTCTGAGCAGTTCACCTTCACAGAAGATGGCGTGAAGTATTTCAAGAAACAAGCACGCAACATTCTAAATGTTGAAGGATTCCCTGGTGCTACGTTGAAGGATGTTATCGACGGTATCAAGAATGCCGAATTCAAGTGCGCTCTGACTATTACGAAGTCTCCTAACCCGCAAGGCGGAACCTATGAGAACGTGCGTATTCGGCCAGTTCACGCTGAATAAAAGGTAATACCATGAAGGGTGTTAGCCACAAGCTAGCACCTTTTTTAGTGTTTCCTTAATAACGTAGTAACAAAAAGGTAGACAACGACATGAGGGTTCTTGTCAATTATAGTAAGTGGGAAAAACCTCACTTGCCATCTCTTGCTTATGTCCTTCGGCAGCAAGGAATAACAGCGCTTTCCACAGCTAAAGATTTAACAATAGGAGAACTCCTTGAACAAGCAGCAAATACGAACTGCTCTGCTATCCTCTTGTCTAATGAACAGACGCTTAGATATTGTGTGCCGGGAGAATCCCCATCTGTTGATAAGTGGAGAGGTTCGAGACTTAACTTCTCTATCCCTGTAATTGTTATCAACAAACTTGAGCATATCAGAACAGTGCCACACGGACAATGGCTCTTGGAAAAAGATATTGCAAAGCTTAAAAGTGTCCATGTCCCAGCTAAGAAGTTCGGTTATAAACTCTTGGATAGTCCGCAAGCATTTGCTATTGCATATGCAGAATTATCCAAAGCGTTCTTTATCGCAACCGACATCGAGACAAAGACATTTGACTTCAAAGGACCAGGCAAGAAAGCTGATCCTATTGTAGACTGGCGTAATCCTGTAGAAGCAGGAGAAACAATTATTAGTTGCAGCGCATGGACAGGAGCTTATCTTGATGGCAGTCTTCGTACTTATGTCCTTCCTCTTGTTAACTTCGGCATTGATCATTGGTCTAGTGATATTGATTATACTGCCGCTATCCTCCTTCTCAAACGTATTAACGCGCTATCGGTCAGGAAGATCATGCATAACGGTATGTATGATGCTACTCACCTTATTCGGTATCATTGTCCCCCTCTTAATTGGGCTCTCGACACAATGGCTATGGCTCATGCGGAGTATGCTGAGCTACCTAAAACTCTAGATTTTGTTGCTAGCTATCAGTTATATGACTACATATATTGGAAGGATGATGCGGAGTCGGCGGCGAAGTCGAAGGACTTGGAAAAGTACTGGGCCTATAACGCTAAAGATACATGGAATACCGCACGTATTGCCGTACAACAGCTACGAACTGCGCCAGCTTATGCCTTCAAGAATTATGCCACTAAAGCAAAGACTGTATATCCTGCGCTTTATTGCAATTTCGAAGGCTTACTTATTGATCAAGCCAAGCGATTGGAACTCAGAGACGCTGCTGTAGAGAAACTCTCAGTAGCTAAAGGAAAGCTACAGTCGCAATTTGCTGATCCTAATTTCAATCCCGGTAGCTGGCAGCAAGTAGAGAAGTATGTCTATAATGTATTCGGAGCTAAGAAGCCAGGACTAGGTAAGAGTAATTCTGGTACAGATGAAATGAATCTTAAGAGTGTTGCTACTCAGCATCCTCTTTTGGCACGTCTTGTACAATCTATTCTTAATTACAGAGAAGCAAAGAAAGCAGTTTCTACTTATTATGACTGTCTTCAATACAGAGGGCGTCTTCTTTACGCGCTTAATCCTTTCGGAACAGAGTCAGAACGGATGGCTTGTTCTGCGTCATCCCTCTGGTGTGGTACTCAAGTACAGAATATCCCAGCTTACGCAAAGCCAATGCTTATTGCTGATCCTGGATTTGAACTATTTGAAGCGGACAACAAACAATCAGAAGGAAGAACAACAGCGTATTGCTCTCAAGAAACAAATCTCATTAAGGCTCTTGAAAACGCTGAGAAGGATTTCTACAAGGCATTAGGTGAACTCTTCTTCAACATTCCTTATAGCAAAGTAACTAAAGAGTTCCGTAACAAGGTTATCAAACGTATCGTACACGGCTCTAACTATATGATGGGGCCTGACACATTCATTGGTAACGTCATTAAGGAAGTGGAAGAAGGTCTACAGATTCTATTCAAGGCTGCAATAGAACTCGGTATTAATATTGTAGAAACTCCTCGCAAGAACAGAGCTAAAGAGATGAATCTCAAAGGCTTTGTTAAGTTTCTACTTGATAGTTATCATGGTCCGTTCCCTAGAATCCGTGAATGGTACGGAGAATTAAAAGATGAAATATCTAGTACTGGCTTTCTTGTATCTCCTTTGGGCCATCATCGCAGGTTCTTTGGCGATATTAAGTCCAATCATAATATGCTGCGAGGAGCTGTTGCGCATCAACCGCAGAATCTCAGTGTTACCATCTTGGACAAAGGTTTCAATAGAGTCTACCATGAACTCGTTATTCCAAACAGAGGCGAGATTAGAATCAAAGCTCAGATTCATGACTCTATCTTTGGGCAAATCCGACTCGGTACACGAGACTATTATGCTCCTCGCATTATTGCTTGCATGGATAATCCTGTTACTGTGCATAGTAGGATACTTAGAATACCTGTTGATATAAAGTTCGGAAGAAACTGGGCAGAGTATGATCCTATAACTAATCCGGAAGGTACTGTTGAATGGAAGGGGCCGGCAACGTGACCGACTTCTTCACAAAGTACATGGAATATGTTGATCTTGAAAATCAAGAAGCCCCTGCAATTTATCATCGTTGGACTCTCGCTTCTATCATAGGCACATTACTTGGAAGACAGTTTCACTTTCCGTTTGGCAAATCTACTGTCTATCCTAATCAATATATAATGCTGATGGGTACACCGGGAACTCGCAAGGGTTCTGCTATGAACATAGGGCGTGACCTCTTGAAGAAAGCAGGATACGGCAGATTCTCAGCATCTAGAACTAGCTTGGAGCGTTTCTTAATTGATATGAAACAAGCTGATATTGATCCTACTCAAGGGATTGATATGCTAGAATCTCTGGTGTTAGATGGTCCCGCTGAATCTTATATTTTTGCAGGAGAATTCGTTGACTTCATTGGCCCTAATGATATTGGTTTTATCAATCTGCTTACAAATCTATGGGATAATCCACCTGATTATAAACATCCGAAGATACAAGGTAGAAGCGTTGAAGTATATCAGCCTACTGTCAATCTCTTCGGCGGTTCGACACCTCAAACTTTCAGTATTGCATTCCCTCCTGAAGTCATTGGAACCGGCTTTACTAGTCGCCTTCTTCTTATCCATTCTGAACCTACTGGTAAGCGTATCTCTTGGCCTAGTATTACTGATGAATTAGCAACAGAGCAATTCGCGCAACATCTAAAAGATATACGAGAGAATATCAAAGGTGTTGCAGAGTTTTCAACAGAAGGTAAGAAACTAGCACAAGCTATCTATAACAGCGAAGTACCTGTAGATGATAGTCGCTTTGCATTTTATCAGCAACGAAGATATACACATCTACTAAAGCTGGCTGTCATTCATGCTGCTGCTGATCTTTCGATGATTGTAGAACCTGAACATATTCTCAGAGCTAACACCATGCTTGTAACTGCTGAGCGCCTTATGCCAAGAGCATTAGGAGAATTTGGTAAGAGTAAGTACAGTGTAGCGGCTAATGAGATTCTTCAGTTCTTGAATAAGCGACATCTTCCAGCTACTGCACAGGATATATGGAAAGCAGCGGGCCGGAATCTAACAAAGCTCACTGAATTACAGGATGTGATAGCTAACTTAAAGAATGCAGAGAAGATTTGCATAGCAGAAGTAAAAGGTAAGCGCGGATATATGACTAATCATACAGAGGCGCAGAGTTGGAAGAGTGCTTTAATTGATAGTAACTGGCTAACAGCCGAAGAAAGGTTTTGATATGGCTTTTAATAACGGAAACATGGAACTTAAGCAGCATAAGAATCCTCTTGTTATCTATCACGGTAACTGTGCTGATGGGTTCTCAGCAGCTTGGGTCTTTCATAATGCACAGGACGCCTTAGAAACTGAGTTTGATTTTCATGCTGGCGTTTACAATGATCCTCCACCCGATGTTACGGATAGGGTTGTTTATCTTGTAGACTTCAGCTATAGGCGCACTGTCGTACTTGAAATGCTAGATAAAGCAAAGCACATCTATCTAATCGATCATCATAAGACAGCTATTGAGGATTTGCTAGGAGCTTTGGAAGGCGAGATTAATTCTATTGCCCTGCATAAGAACTTTACAGCGTATACAGATCTTGAGCGCAGCGGTGCTATGCTAGCATGGGACTTTATCTATTGGACAAAATGTATGTCAGAAGAGTATTATGCGGCGGGTGAACCCTACCCTGATCGCACTAACGAATATTACATTATGCCCCCTAAGCTGCTAGAGCATATTCAAGATCGTGACCTTTGGAAGTTTAAGCTTCCTCTTACACGAGAGATTCAAGCTGCGGTATTCTCCTTTGAATATACTTTCGAGAATTGGGATAAGCTGATGGCTGCTAAGCAAGACGAACTCCTTATCCTCTCAGCGGGCGGTGCTGCTATCGAACGCAAGCATCACAAAGACATTAAGGAGATGGTAAGTGTTTGTCGTAGATACCTATCCATTGGATCCTATTATGTTCCGGTCGCTAGCCTGCCTTATATTTACTCAAGTGACGCTGGGCATCTTATGGCTAAAGAACACGAGAATGGTACAATGTTTGCGGCTTGCTATTGGGACACTAGCGATCATCGTATCTTTTCTCTTCGGTCATGTGATCATGGTGTTGATGTTAGTGAAGTCGCTAAGCAATACGGAGGGGGTGGTCATAGAAACGCTGCTGGTTTCAGAGTACCTCGCGATCATATACTTGCTTTGTATTGAAAGGATAGAACAACATGACAAAATCTAAAATCCTCTCCACTAAAAGTTGCGGCGTTGAGGTAGCTAATCTATCACCAGCACTTGCAGAATTTGCTAATCTTATGCAAGATAGATTGGATGTTAAGTATAGAACATATGGTGATAGTTATGGCAGTATGAATCACGCAGCGCTTTTAAAATTTCTAGACGATGTTGTCGAAAAAGCCAAAGACAGGTATGCTGAACGTAATGGATGGGAAAGAACACATTTCATAACTGGCGGCATTAAAAATGATATGGTTGATATCGCTAACATTGCTATGATGATTGCGCTTAATGAAAAAAGGAGAAGAGGATGAAAAAGAAAAGTGTGATCATCTTTGATCCTAAAGCACCTACAGGTAAAGACAAGCGCCCTAATCATCCTGACTTTTGGGATGATAAAGAACGAAGAGATAACAAGTGGACAGGCATTAGAAAGAATGACATGCTAACACGCTGGGAGTTTTGGATTCTAGGCAGAATGGAAAAAGAAGTATCATTCCTTAGAGTATCTGTAGATGAGTACGCACTAACCAAAGCACATATGGAACTCTTTGGAATGGATGCTGATCCTAAGCTTTTTAAAGGAAAGAGGAAATAAAATGGCTATTAGCGCTGTACTATCAAGAAGTATCAATTTTCATAGACGCGCTGTACTAGGTGCTGCCGGTGCTGTCTATGCTAGATTCTCTAAAGAAGCTTATAAAGGGCTTACATCAAAAGAAAAAGATGGGCTGCTCAAGCTAATACGTTCTTCTGAAAAGCTAACAGCAGATTTGAAAGATCATGCAGTGCTTGTAGAGGATTTCTACATAACTTTCGGTAGCGAGTTAACAAAGAGAACCATCTTAGCTAGACGCGAGATATTAAAAAGAATAGCTAACGCTGAGGATGTATCAGATGAAGATATGGCTATTCTAAAAGGAAAGAGAGTATATGCCAATAAACGAGGACCATACAAAAAAGGGACACAAACCCACTTCGAGATGCCTCAAAACCTCTTAGAAGCGATTCGCCGCTTTGCAGGTTAGTTACCCGCTTTCACAAAAAATAAAGCCCCAAACCGCGAGGAATGGGGCTTTTTCTTGAGCTAATAACTTCTGGTTCGGCTAATCCAAATTACCAATCATATACATAAGGGGGCTATCATCTTTAAGCTTTTCTAGCAAGACCTCCTTTCCACTAGTTTCCGTCTTCGCAATAGCAGTCTGTACTGCTGCGTGCCATCCTCTAGGCGTACCACCATGATCCATATATTTAAGAGCTGCTTTAGAGATCTTCTCATCATCTAGCGTGCCGTTACGAATGGCGGTTCTAATAGTTTCCATAGCCTCTTGTCTATTATCTCTATCAAGAGCGCCATAGAATCTATTAAGATGATCTGCATCCCGTAGCTTCTGTTCTTCCAAAGGCCGCGTACCTAGCACTCTAGCAAATACTCCGGTAGGTGTCCATACTTCTTCTGGTACTTGTACAGTCTTACCGGCTCGTGTGATAGAATATCCAGAAGCTAGTTCCGCTGTGCGAGCAAGGGGCCTGGACATAGACTGAAGAGATAAGGCTTGTTGAAGACTTCTAGCCATATCAGGAGCAGGAGCCTCCAATCCGCGCTTAAGCTCTCCCATCATTGTAGCTGTCTGCTTGACAAAGTTATAAGCTACTAGTCCATCTACACCAGGAAGACGAGGATTAACATCACCGCGACCAGTAATAGAAGGCCCGAGATTAGACGGCAAACCATAAAGTATAAAATCAGCCGCTGCATCTCCGGTGGCTCTGTATGTCCCAGTAACCAAGTCAACATTTTCATCACTGAAATGATCTCCAATTGTATTACTTATAAGATCAAAGCCTGGCATACTCTTGCCACCAAAGATGGTAGATTGCAACAGGGCTGCTTTACCTAGCGCCTTGTAGTTCTTCATCTCCAGTCCACGATATACAGACTGGGCTAGAGTTAGTGAATATGTTTGGAATAGTCCAAGAGCTACGCCAAGAGTTCCTTGGAAAAACACTGGACGCTGCGAAGCATGGAAGTTACCCACTGCCTTATCCATGAAGTCTCTAGCAAAGATAGTAACTCCCGCATCGTCCAGTTCAGGATATAGTCGCTTAGCAAGAACAGCCCCCGTATTCATAGCCATCTTACGTGTCAGCGCTTCTGAATAATCCGCAGGTTTAGACATCACTTTCACAACAGCACTATCAAGAGCATTCTCAATACTCGCCACTGCACCACTATCGAATGTGCGACTAGCTCTTTGAATGTCATTTACTTCAGATACCATAGGTTTGAAGTATCCCATTGCTTCCCACTTAGCATTCAAGTTTTTGAATAGCGGAGAATTCATAGCTCTCGCACCGTCATACATGATAGCTACTGGAGAAACTGCTCCCATCTTCTTAGCGTACCCTAGAAAATGCGCAGGCTGTCTCTCAGAGATTGCCAAAGATGTAAGAATAGGCATTGATAGCGCATTGACTAGCGGCTGCGCTATTTCACCAAAACGTAGAGCAGCCGTAGCAGCAAGAGCGTTAGATGCATAAATAATGCGCTTAGACGTGTCTTTGGATTCTTCAAGCTTAGAGAGTCCAAACATCTTTGCTGCTTCATCATCAAACACTTTATACGGATTGACAACACCACGCTTTTCGAGTTCTTCAGCAAACTTTTCATAGTCTACTTTCTTCATTGCTTCAGTAGTAAGTTCTTTCCTGCCACCAAACATTGTCTTAGTAAGGGGAGAAACAACTGTCTGCCAAGCATCACGAAGATGATTAGCTGCCATTGTCAGGCCAATTTCAAAGCTTCTGTTAGTGCTTTCCCAACCAGCGTATTCTCCAAGATTGGGGTTCCCTAGAAGAGTATTATGCACAATAGCCGCTGCATCTTTCGGTTGAGTAACAACTTTCTTAATTTTATCAAAAGGTTGATCAGCCGTAGCCGCTTTGTTGATAACAGACATTCTTCGCAAAGAGTCTGTAATATCAGGCATACTGATATCAGCTAATGTGCGTACTTGCGAAGAGATATAATGTTGATAACCGCCAGCGATCTCAGTAAAGATAGTGTTATCACTCTTTACAATAGCTTGTCCGGTAGAGCCTTTCTTCAAACTAGCTAGATCAGCGCGTTCCATATGGACAGTATCAAGCCGTCCATTCAGAATGTTCCAATATTTCTGTTCATCTTTCGTATAAACCTGAGTAACTTCGTCGCCCGTACTGAGCAGATGTTCTTTATATGCTTTTACAGACTGATCGAATTCAGCTTTGGTTCTACCCCAAATAAGCTTAGTCTCGTCTGTTGTGGCGTTATGTACATAAGCGATGAATTTATTAACAGGATTAAAAGATGGAACCCAGAAGCCAATATCATTTACATCAGGAGCACCAGTGATCTTATTGATAGCATTACGAAGTTCCCGTAGTTCACTGCTCTTGGCTTGTATTTCAAGCACAGTAGAAAGAACTGAAGGCGTTTTAATCTTATAAGGATTGCCTTGATAAAGAACCGGCTCGTCTACCTCTACCTTTTTCATTTTGGTAGTGACGTTACCTAACTTGTCCATCACCTGTTCTTCTACTTCTTTCTCTACCTTCTGAACAAGTACACCATCTTCACGCCATTTTCTCCAGCCCTTCAAAGAAGCATTAAGATCCATAGCTGTATTAAATTCCAACACGGCTACAGGATCAGTAACGACGCTAGTCATTAGCTTTTCAATAGGATCAACGATCTTACGAATAAAGCGGTTACCGATTTCTTGTACTTGTTTGCCTACCATAGATGCGATAGGTCCCACATCTTTCATCTTACGTGCATAAAAATCAAAGCTATTCCAGAAAGCAGTTCCGGCCATCTCGTTATTAACAGCGCCGAGTTGTGCTTTCATGATATCAAGAGCGCGTGAATAATCTTCCGCGAATAAGAACTCTCCCAGCTCTTTAGCCGCAGAGGACTTGCTACGTAGAAGAGTAAGGGCTGTCACTTCTTTATTCATATCGCTCATGCTCTTAGCATCCAAGCCGATATGGTTCTTTACGTATTGATTCTTTTTAAGATTGCCTTTCAAGACAAGCGGTTGATTTACAGAACTAACTGCATTAGCAGCATCTTCATAATTCTTGATCTGATTAAGCGCAGTAACGCCTGTACCTGGCTTTATGAAAGCATCAAGATTTACTGCCTGTTTAACCATCGCATAAGCTTCTACAACTTTAGCATCTGTATTTGTTTTGATGGCAATACTTTGAATGGGAATACCATTAGCTAGAAGAGAATCAATGGCTTCTTGCTTCTGCGCAAGGAGCATAGCTTGAAGTTCGTCGATGCCCGCTGTCTTAGCTTGAGTAGCCCCATCTTTAACAGTAGTTGTCGTTACAGTAGTTTTAACAAGCTGCCCCGTAGCTTGCTGTTGCTTGAAGATAGCTCTTCCCGCTGCATCTAGATCGGCTTCAACAGGACGATGAGGCGCACGAACTAGAATCTCAGCATTGTTAGCTCCAGGACCGATATCTTTAAAACCCGCAATAATATCATCTACAGGAACTTTATAAAGTTTTACGTGCCCAAATTGTCTTGCTTTGTCTACGTGCGTTGTATAGCTTTCTACAGGCGCATGCCCTTTGATATCATGCGTCTTCACACCACGATACAGATATACATTACCGTCTGCGTCAGCTAATTTACGGAATTCTTCACGAAGAGCTACTGAACCTTGTGATTCATAAATTTCTCCGAACATTTTAGCATTTTTATTGTTAGCTCCTACTTTACCGAAACCACCTGTTTTGGTCGCAAAGTAATCGACTGCTGCTTTACGCATAGTAGCTACGCCGCCGCCCGCAATCCAGTCAGTGAGCATTGTCGTAGCCTCAGGACTAAGATTAGCTTTAGTGACAGGATTAAACTTTTCAATGTTATAGCCGCCAGCAAATCTATCAATAGCAGCCGCATAAGTAGCATCAGGTCCAGTAGCTTTAATAGCCCCACTAGAGATCAGTTCTTGCGTTCTAGTCTCAAGCACCTTCTCATAAACAGCACTTCTATCCGAAGTCTTAATCAGAAGTGCTTTAGCTTCTGGGTCTTTCATCATCCTAGTAACTACAGCATTTAGAAGCGGGCCATCGGTTTCGCTGATATGCAAGCCTTGAAGATCCTTTACAGACATCTTATTAACTCGCACCAATGCTGCAATGTATTCAGCTTGAGCATGGGCGCTGCTCTTACCTACTAGCTCCAGAGAAGAATCCAAGTTCGGAATCTTACCCCAGTTATAAGTACCTGCGAAGTCCTTTGCAAGTTGCTCAGGCGTCTTTCCAAGAACAGAGGCTCCTGCGTAATGAATGGAATCTTTCTTTGTTCCATAGAGCCCGAGTTCAGGATAGTAAACAGCTTCCTTACTTACAGGTTTCATCGGACCTTTAGAGGAATTAACAGCAACAAGAGAAGGTTCAGCCGTAAGAGAGAATGTTGGAGCCTTGATTAGTCCTTTAGTAACGACATCTTTCTCAGTCATCAGGCTAATATTCTCTACGCCAAACATCTCAGGCTTGCCAATTACCAAGTCCATGAACACTTGCTTCTGTTCAGGCGGAAGATTCTTGATTTCATCAGAAACCATAGTATCAAATAACTCAGATTGCTTAATAACAATATCTTGTTTCGTTTTCTTAGCAATCATGAAAGTAAGATCGTTTGTATCGTTCTTACCCTGAGCGGCTCGCTGCTCCATCATATTATCAAGATTCTTAGCATTAAGCCAGTGACTTTGCAATGCCGTAGCATTAGTCATATCAGGTGCAACAGTGCGAAGTTGCTCTCCTACACTATCAATAGCCTTGCTATATACTTCACCAGTCATACCTCTAAGAGCAAAGCGATCAGCAATATGTCCAATGCCGCCGCCAATAACTCCACCAAATGCAGCAGAAATTGCGAAGTTCTTAGCTGGGTCTTCCATGTAGTCTTCCATCAAAGGATGGGCGTTATACATGCCAACCAGGGCAGCCTCCATTGCGATAGCATCAATTGCTTGATTTACTGCACTTTTAGCATAGATACCACGAACAAGATTTCGATACTCAGTAGAAGCCCCACCTGCCTCATCAAAGATTTTAGCAGCTTTAGCCATATCAGCTTCACGACTGGCATAGTTGAACCAGCTAGCACCTTTAGTACCAGCTCGCATAAGGCCCATACCT